GGGCGGGGGGCCCCCCCATGGAGTGTGTCGTTAACGATACATATTCTCCGCAAAATAAAATTGATTGTAATTTAAACCTATATTCGTCATATACAGCACCCAGCGACCGTTTACGTCCCGCAATGCCACCCAAAGCTTCTTCTAAATCTGCCGGCGGTGCCGCCGCCGCAGCCGCCGCCGAAGACCTCCAGAAATATCAGAAGATGACCGACCGCGAACACATTCTCAAGAAACCAGACACTTATATTGGAACGATTGAACCTACGGAGACGATGGAATATATAATGGACGCCCCCGCCGTAGCACCAGCCACAAACGGGGATGCTGCTGCCACCGCCGCCGCCGCCGCCCCTGCTCTACTGACCCGACGCAGCATCACCTACATTCCTGGATTATACAAGCTCTTTGACGAAGGTATGGTAAATATGCGCGATCACGTTGTCCGCCAGGCCCAAGCCGTCGCCGATGGCAAACCCGACGCACTCCCCGTCACTACCCTGGAAGTAGAGATTGACCCCGCCGATGGAACGATTCATATGACCAACGACGGTAATGGTATTGATGTCGCCCAACACCCCGAACATAAACTCTGGATTCCTGAAATGATTTTCGGACATCTTCGCACATCCACCAATTACGACGAGAACAAGAAGGAGAAAATCGTAGGCGGGAAGAACGGGTTCGGGTTCAAACTCGTCCTCATTTGGTCAGTGTGGGGTCGCGTGGAAACAGTGGACCACATCCGCGGTCTGAAATACACCCAAGAGTTCAAGAACAACCTGACGGAAATTGTGCCGCCCATCGTGACGAAGACCAAGGTCAAGCCCTATACTCGTGTCAGCTTCCGCCCCGATTACGCACGATTCGGACTCCCCGGCAACAATCTCACCGCAGATATGGTCGCACTGTTCCTGAAACGCACCTATGACATTGCCGCAGTTACCGACAAGACCGTGAAAGTCAAATACAATGGCGCAGTCGTTCCTGTGAGGCATTTTCAGCAGTATGTTGACTTGTATATTGGCGCGAAGGGCGCGGGCGGCGGCGGCGAAGTTGGCGGCGGCGGCGCTGCTGCCGTGAAGCGCATCTATGAGAATCCCGACCCCCGCTGGGAGTACATTGTATGCCTCACGACTACCGACGAGTTCGCACATATCTCCTTCGTCAACGGGATTTATACGCCGAGGGGCGGAAAACACGTGGAATATATCACCAACCAAATCGTCAGGAAGCTCGCGGAACTCATCAAGAAGAAGAAGAAAGTGGATGTCAAACCCAATACAATCAAGGAGCAACTGATGCTCTTTCTCCGCTGCGATATTGATAATCCGTCATTTTCCAGCCAGACGAAAGACGAGCTCGGCACGGCTGTCGCCAATTTCGGCTCTAGTTGTAAAGTCAGCGACGAGTTCATTGAAAAACTCGCGAAGATGGGCGTGATGGATGCCGCGTGTGCGCTCACCGAAGTCAAAGACACGAAGGCCGCGAAGAAAACCGACGGCGCGAAGACGCGCACCATCCGTGGTATCCCCAAACTCGTGGATGCGAACTATGCGGGGTCACCTGACAAATCCGCGCAATGTACCATTATATTATGCGAGGGTGATTCAGCGAAAGCGGGTATCATCAGTGGTTTAAGCAAGGAAGACCGGAATTTCATCGGCGTCTACCCGATGAAGGGGAAACTCTTCAATGTCCACGGCGAGACGACGAAACGAATCGCAGAAAACCGCGAGATTGCGGAAATCAAACAAATCCTTGGATTGGAAGCGGGGAAGACGTATACTCCCGCAGATGTCGCCACGCGGCTGCGTTATGGTAAGGTCCTCTTTATGACCGACCAGGATTTAGACGGCGCACATATCCAGGGTCTCGGTATCAACCTCTTCCAGATAGAGTGGCCGTCGCTGACAAAGATACCTGGATTCATCGGGTTTATGAATACGCCCATCCTGAAAGCGCGGCGCGGGGCGCAAGAAGTCCTCTTCTACAATGACGGCGAATTTGATGCGTGGAAGAAACAGTTCCCGGGAGAGGTCGTGCCTGCTGGATGGGCGACGAAATATTACAAAGGTTTAGGCACGAGCACTGGGAAAGAGTTCAAGGAGTATTTCGCGAATAAGAAGATGGTTGAATTCGTTCATACCGGAAAGGACAGTGACGACCGCCTGGATATGGCATTCAACAAGAAGCGCGCGGATGACCGGAAAGACTGGTTGGCGAGCTATTCGCGCGAGGCGTTCCTTGATACATCCAAGCCCACGATTCCGTATGAAGAGTTCATAGACCACGGTCTCATCCACTTCTCCATCTACGACAATGAGCGTTCTATCCCGAATTTGATGGACGGGCTGAAAATCTCATTGCGTAAAATCCTGTATGCGGCCTTCAAGAAGGGGGGGCTTAAAACCGAAATCAAGGTGGCGCAATTCAGTGGTTATGTCTCGGAGCACTCGGCGTATCATCACGGTGAGGCGAGTCTGAATGCGGCGATTGTGGGTATGGCGCAGAACTTTGTCGGCAGCAACAATATCAATCTATTAGAACCCAATGGTCAGTTTGGGACTAGAGGTGCGGGGGGTCGGGACAGCGCGAGTGAAAGATATATCTTCACCCAGCTTAACAAGCTGACGCGACTCATCTACCGTCAAGAAGACGACGCGGTGTTGTCGTATATAGACGATGACGGGCAAATGGTAGAACCGGTATACTATGCTCCGGCAATTCCGATGATTCTCGTCAATGGAAGCAAGGGAATCGGAACAGGATTCAGCACCGATGTTATGCCGCATAATCCACTTCAAATCATCGCGTATGTTCGGGCGATGCTCAAGGATTGCGGCAGCGGGACTGCTGACCGTCCCGTCATTGAGCCGTATTTCAAGGGGTTCAAGGGGGGCGTTAAGAATATATCATCTGAAGCTTCGCCGAAATACCTCATCAAAGGCACCTATGAAATTATCGCCGACCGTAAAGTCCGCATTACCGAGCTCCCCATCGGAACATGGACGGATGATTATAAGGAGTTCCTAGAGAAGCTGATGGAAGTGCCGGCGGCGGCATCGGCAGCATCGGCATCGGACAAAGACAAGGGTAAGGACAAGGCGGCCGGCGGCGCCGGTGTCCCTATTCTCAAAGAGTATACGGATATGTCAACCGACTCTGTCGTGGATATCACCGTCACATTCCATCCATCGTATCCGCATACACCAAAGGACCTTCAAGCAGTGGTCGTGGATGCCGACGCAGGGACGAACAAACTGGAGAAGCTCCTCGGGTTATTCACGACACAAAGCACGACGAATATGAACCTGTTTGACGCGCGCGAGAAGTTGCGGAAATATGCGAACATCTACGATATCATTGAGGATTATTACGTGGAGCGTCTTTCCCTTTACGCCAAGAGGAAGGCTGCGATGCTGGCACAACTTGCGAATGAACTGCGCGTTCTCACGAACCGCGCCCGGTATATCCAGGAAGTGCTTGACGACAAGTTGGAATTACGTCGTCAGACGAAGGAGGCGATATTCGCGAAGATGACCGCACACGGATACGAACACATTGAAGGCGACGCCGAGTTCAAATACCTGCTGAAAATGCCGATGGATAGTGTGACGGATGAAAATGTGAAGAACCTGCTCTCCGAGCGCGACTCCAAGCGCGCGCAACACCAAGGACTCACAGATACGACGATTCAAGCATTATGGACGCGTGACTTGGATGAATTGGAAACCGAGTATAAGAAGTGGACGGCTGCGGCGGAGGCGGCGGCGACGGGCACGACGACGGGCACGAGCGGAGGAGGAGCGGCAACGAAGAAGAAGATGGTGGTGAAGAAGTAGCTCGGCTGCGTCTCATTTCGCGTTGCTCTCTCGTTGCTCCACTCGGCTTCGCCCTCGCCCTGTCTGATATGATGCCATATACGGACGGCTGCGTCTCATTTCGCGTTGCTCCATTCGCATCGCATCGCCCCTGTCTGATATGATGCCATATACGGACGGCTGCGTCTCATTTCGCGTTGCTCCATTCGCCTCGCCTCGCCCCTCTCTGATATGATGCCATATACGGACGGCTGCGTCTCATTTCGCGTTGCTCCATTCGCCTCGCCTCGCCCCTGTCTGATATGATGCCATATACGGACACACACACACGCACACACACACACGCACACACACACACGCACACACACACACGCACACACACACACAATAATAAAAAACAACACATTTTTTATTATTTTGGAGCCGATATAGAGCAAGACGCGAACGAGGCGCGCAATGGGTGGCTTCGCCGCCCTGGAGCGCCGAGTGAGCAACATTAAAACCACGGCTTCAACTCCAGCGTCTTGTGTTTGTAATCCGAGAAATTCGGCCGCGCCATCGGAGTATACATATTACTCACATCACGCTTATACTGAATATATCCTTCCGCCTCACCGTGAACCCGGGGAACACAATATTCAAATACTAATTCATTTAACTCTATAATCTGTTCGCGGATGGCTGTAGGCGCATTGGCCGAATTTTGGAGGTAAATCGTCCGCATAATGATGCGCAGGGTATCGCAGTCCTGTTCGCCGACAACATACTTCCCACGCGACCTCTGATAGACACCCGCGCGGATTCCGTTCTGGATAATCTGCATATTCTCCTTGCTAAAGAATGCGTTAGAGAGCGGCGTGTTCTCCCAGATGCCGTTTAAGGCATCCCGATAGGTGACGCATTGATGAACTGGGTTTTTATCATAAAGGGCAAACTGGTCTTGCGTTTGGGGGGTGACAATATCAAGACGCCCATTTTTAGGTTGCCCTATAAACGTTTCTTCGGGGAATGTGCGATATTCAAAACGGTTCATTATACGGATATATGGAATATATGGATTATATACTATTTATATACAGGTATTTATATAGAGTATTTATATAGAATATATAAATTATATAGAATATAATAGTAGTATGGATTTTATTTCTAGCGCCAAAAATTTAGGTTCGTCCGCGTTCGGAAGTTCGTCGTCGTCATCACCATCGGGTGCTACCGGAAGCGGCGGCAGTGGGACGTTTAGCAATTTCTTCAGTCTCTCCATCCAGAAAATGGTGCTGATTTTGGCTGTCATCGCGTTCGTTATTTCGGTAGGAACTGTCGCGATTTTGCTGTGGAAGTCCAAGAGCGCGCAGAAATGGCCGCCTGAAATCGCAAAATGCCCGGATAGGATGGCATTAAATGATGCGGGAACCAGTTGCGTTGATACTTATGGATTGGGGGTGACATTTAATGCACCTAATGATACTGATTGTAATAAATTCGGTCTAATTAAAGAATCAAAATTAACGAATATTGCCGGAGACGGTTCGTATGTTCCGTGGGAGGGTATCGTTGACGGAGAGAAATCTCGTGCGGCGTCACTAAAGTGTACCGTATGAATACAATGAATACAATGAATACAATGAATACAATGACATAAACAATAGTTATTTATGTCATCATCGCGTGCGTGCCTTCGCATTACATTCTGTATGCGCCCGGTGTGGCTCCCGACGCAGCCTTTGCCACTGCGGGGAGAGAATCAGACGGGGCGCTGCCGAATCCGTAGGAACCCACCTTCATATTGCCAGTGACGCACATGGAGTAGAAGAGACGGCTCTGGAAGTACATCAGGGCGTATACCAGAATCATCAAGAACGAATAAACGCCACTCATTATCGTGATTTTTCCCCTAAATAAGAGCACGAGTGACGAAACGAAGCCCAATGCGGCCACTGCCAAGAAAATAAAATTCACGACAGTGAGCCAGTAAAAGAGCAAGCAATAATCCTTATCAAGAGGCGCGAATAACTGTTGAACTGCGTCCATTTTCTGAATATACTCGGTTATAATATATAAAAAGAAAAAGTTGTGTGTAAATAGCGTGATTTCGTGTAATGGAAATTGTTGGTTCAAAATCTCTCGGCAGCGGCATCGGCATCGGCGCCACTGCGTCCACGAATTACACAAACTTCCTCGGACGTGAAACCATCTACCATAATATCCGCGAGTTCCTAGCATCTTTCCAAAAAAACAAAGCAGACCTCACATTTAAAAGGGGAATTTATATCTATGGCGCACCTGGCGCCGGCAAAACCGAATTCGTCGTCCGACTACTTAAAGAACTAAACTATGATATGGTGAAATACGATGCGGGGGATATACGCAACAAATCCATCATTGACTCCATTACCCAGCACAACATCTCCGATAAAAATATAATGTCAATCTTCCAGCGGAAGGTCCAGAAAATCGTCGTCGTTATGGATGAACTGGACGGAATGAATAACGGCGACAAGGGCGGGATAACATCGCTCATTAAGCTCATCCGGCCTAAAAAGACGAAGAAGCAGAAGCAGGAGGAAATCACGATGAACCCCATTATATGTATCGGGAATTACCACATTGACAAGAAAATCAAAGAACTGATGAAGGTGTGTTATGTATACGAGTTGAAGACGCCGACACCTGCGCAAATGACGCACATCATTGATATGACGATACCGGATATTGACGCGGCGACGCGTAAAAACATCATTGCCTTCGTCCAGGGAAATCTGCGCAAACTCGGCGCCGTGGCCGAGATGAGTAAGAAGTCAAACACGATACTCGCGAATAATATACTCCACGCGATATTCCAACCAAACACATACAATGAGGATATCAAGAAAATAACCGAAAAATTGATGAATACGTCCTACCCGATATCCGACCATAATGTCCTCATCAATGAAACGGACCGCACGACAATCGGGCTGTTATGGCACGAAAATGTGATTGATGTTCTAGAGAAATTGCCCGTGTCTGTATCCGCGCCGTTTTATAAACTCGTCCTTGACAATATATGCCAAGCAGACTATTTTGACCGGATTACATTCCAGAACCAGATATGGCTTTTTAATGAGCTATCATCCCTTATTAAAACATTTTACAATCATCATTTGTATCATAAAACATTTCCGAAAAAGGCGCGGTTTCATCCGACGGAAGTGCGATTTACGAAGGTGCTTACGAAATACAGCACTGAATATAATAACCAATTATTTATACAGAATTTGTGTATTCAATTGTCAATGGACCAGAATGATCTCTTTGCGTTTTTCTTGACGATGAAAAAACAGTATACAGAGGACGAGATTCCGCGCATATTGGAAATGTATGAAATCACCAAATTAGACGTTAATCGTATTTACCGGTATTTAGACAAATATATGGAAAAGATGGAACCCGAGTGTGAAAATATTGCGGACCTAAATAGTGTGGGTGCGTTTGAATAAACCCAAAAAGATATAATGAGTATTTAGAAACATTCAATGGGCGCATCTATTTCCTTTGACGCAAAATATCGTTTAATTTTAGACACCGAAGTGGAGTGTATTTCTACATCCGCAGATAAGCCGAAGTCTAACAAACTCCGAAGCGGCGGTGGCGGTGGCGGCGGTGACGGTGACGGTGGCGGCGGTGACGGAAGTGGAAGCGACAGCCGAAGCGGCAGTGGAAGCGACAGCGGCAGTGGAAGCGACAGCGACAGCGAGAATAAGACATACACTGTGAAACTAACACCCGAAATCATTGGATATATTCGTAGCTATCTTCGCAAAAATCAATTTCTTGACGAATTTGACCTAATAACCGAGATTGACCTTGACAGTTATAACCACGCGCCCGGTTCCGCGCTTGTTTTCAATTCTGACTCTATTGCGTTCAATCCAAACAATCAAACGATTGAGGCAATTGGCGAGTGGGAGTATATTGAGCCAGAGAAACCGGTAGTGTCGTCGTCGTCGTCGTCGCATAAAAAGTCAAAATCAAAGTCCAAGGGGGGGCGTCACCGCGACCGCGACGACGACAACGACGACGACGCCAATACCAATGACCGTGAGAGCAACAAATATAAGACCAAAGAGGATGAACTTCCGGTGAGCGAGATTGAAGGTATTATCAAGGGCAAATTTGAAGAATATAACAAGACACGCGAGTTTGTGATTAACGAGTCAAAGAATAGCTTTTTGGTTATGCTTGTTAAATCAGTTGAAATCGTAAAGGCATAAATAGGTGATAATATAGAGATTTGTATTTTTCTATATTATATGGAATGAATGGAATGAATGAATGAATGGAATGGAATTATACAAATATTATCGTTTCGGGTTCGGGGGCCGGGGCCGTGGCCGGTGCCGTGGCTGGTGCCGTGGCTGGTGCCGTGGGCACCAATGATTGAATGCGATCCTTAAAAAAAAGCTCTTTAAGTTGACGATTCTCCTCCCTTAATTGTGCGATTTCTTTATTACGTTCATCAAGGTCTGTCTGTAATTTCTGCATAATTTGGACGATTTGTTGATTATTAAGTGTAACCGGCGCTTCACCTGGTTGTTGTAGAATAATTTGCCCTCCTCCGCCTGAAGCCGCCGCATCCTCCGCCATCTTCGCACGCTCCTTCTCCAACTGTAAGGTTTGTGCGATGACGTCCGGCTTCATTTCGGGACGACCCGGCGCATAATCTTCCAGAAGTTTCTCCAGTTCCACCATATAAAAACGACGTTGGGCTGCGTCTTTTATAAAGTCCATCACCTTCTTGGGCGAATCGCGCACAACGTCTGGGTTCGCATTTACCAGCAACTTGCGTTTGTCAAACGTATTGTGTTCGTGGGAAAATACAAGGATGACCTTCATCGGGTCCAGCTGAACGAAGGGAACTGTGTAATCTTTCAGGAACGCACGTTCTTCCGCCAGACACGCCTCATCATTATACCGATGATGCTTCAATAATTTCCGCTTGAACGCAAATGTGCCCGCCGTTGCGTGGTTTGGACCATAGGGTCCAAATCGCTTCATTTGCCCAATGTGTTTGAAATAAATGTAAATCTCGCTTGACCCGGCACATAATGCGTCTGGGTGGGTAATAAGCATATGGACCGCGTGAGATACGCGTTGGGGGGGATAATAGTCATCATCGTCCATATATACGAGAATTTCACCCCGCGACTTCTCGTGAAGCAGGTTGCGCTTCATTCCCAGTGTCATTTTCGTATCATATTTGAAATACTTAACACGAGGGTGTGATGCGACCAGGTCTTCCACTGGATCGGTGCCGTCATCAATAATAATCCACTCCATACGGTCTTGTGGGTATTCCTGGTTATTGAAACACGCGAGAATTGCGGGAATAAATGGGCGTCTATTAAATGTGGGGGTGCATACACTCACAAAGGGATACTTTTTGAAATATTCCGGTGTTGACTTATCTGGGGCACTTGCGACGATTGCGCTGGCGCTGCCGCGTGCTTTTTTTCCATTACCCATCGTATAATACGGTATACTACGTTATACGATGAATTGTTTATGTTCTTTCTAGAATACTACGCGCCCCAATTCTTTATTTTATCAAAAAAGTTCATAATACCCTGCCAATAGTGAGTGAGATACAGTGTCAGCAACATCAAAATGACGATGGCTGCGACATTGAGGTCCAGATACTCAAACGCATAAAACATCAGCGTGAGATTGAAGAAGAAGAATATAATCGGAACATACCGCGCATATAGTTCACGATACTGGTCCCAATGAAGGAGTGGATAAATAAAGAATGTGCCGATGAATTGAATGAGCTGGACGATGTATGAAATGACGGGCAATATACCGATACCAAATCCGGTAAATAATGACCATAACGACCCGCCAATGAATTCCTTACGATTGTCGGTTTGATTGACAATCATTCCGATTACGGTGGTGAAAAAGGGCCCACCCATCAACATAAACCCCGCAAATAATAGAAATACAAATGGCATAAAAATAATCAGCAACGGCGATACGACGTCGTATAATTCCTTCGGGATACTGTGCGAGATTTTGGTGATGTATTCAAAGATATAGAGCAACATTGCGCGGTCGGATGAGAATGAAAATATGAAGGAATTGTTAATCCATTGCTTGAGTCGCGCTTTAATAAAGTCCCAGTTCAGTAGGTTGACCTTCGTGACGCCTTCATCTACACTCTCCTTAACCATGTCAATATCTTCCTTTGTCAAGCAGAACCACTTAAATACATATGTATCCAGGATAATTGCGGCTTTCAGGTAGATTTTTTTACCCGACGATAGTTTGGGGTCATCGGCGATTCCGCCGAACTTATCTTCGCAATCCGCATCACACGACGTGTATTCATTCGTATAACAATACGGCCATTTATGGCGGTCGGTGGGGAATAGTTTTTCTAGATTAAGACTATTCATACGGATACTTTCAGGAGCACAGAAGAACAAGATGTTGACACAAATAACGGAAATAATGAGTGTTTCAATGAAGAGCGTTAACACACTCAGGCCGAATTCTTTAAGTGCGGCGATGTCAAACATTGTTTTCATAGCCGCTTTCGTGGCGGCGGATTTCTTTTTTTTGGTGCCCTCGTCCTCCTCCTCCTCATTGTCCTTGTCGCCGCCGCCAAACATTCCGCCGACTTTGCTAAAAGTACTTTCTTCTTCTTCTTCTTCTTCTTCTTCGGCGCCAGCGTCGTCTACATTTGTTTCTTCATTGTCGTTATCCGCCATCGTATATGTATTCGGGTTATATATATGATAGATTATTCATTTTCACGTCGCTACGTAGTTTCACGTCGCTACGTAGTTTCACGTCGCTACGTAGCTCCTCCTCCGCGATGCGTCGGTTCCGCTACTCACTCCGTTCCTGTGCCAATACTGTGCCAATACTGTGCCAATACTGTGCCAATACTGTGCCAATACTGTGCTAAATACCGAACAACCTAGTGGCGTAAACCGCGGAGCGGAGTAGCGGAACTGAGCGCATCGCGCGAGGTGGAGCTGCGGAGCGACGTGAAACGCGAGGTGGAGCTGCGGAGCGACGTAAACCGCGAATAGAGATGAAATACTGAGTGGAGTTGCGGAGCAGACGAAACGATGTATTTCATCTCGCGTCGCCTCCCGGCGCGCACGCTTTAGCGCGCATACATCAACCCACAGTTCCCCGACACAAATGTCAGCACATTATACCGCTCCTCCAGTATATGAAAATCATATGAATACAAATATATATTGACATTCGGCTTATTCATACCGATAATCTCTCGTGTATTCGGATTACAAATCACCTTCACTTCCGCCGCAGTATCCAACGGCGGATATATCGTCGTCAATTCCAGCTCAATCTGATTGAACTTACTCATATTAATAGCGCCACTTGGTTGTAAGTCAAATGGGTCCGAGTTCAGGCAAAAATTGTAACAATATATCCCCGGTTTCGCACTTCCGCGAGTGCGCGTATATTTCTCCACGTAATTGTATACACCGGCATCGAGCAAATTCTCGCGGTATTTACCGTTCAGTGAAATCCCCAACATCTGTAAAATGTCGCGCTCATTCTCCGACTGAAAATCGCCGGTAATGTGAAGGCCAGTCAGGCGTTTATCACCGGGATTAATACCAGGTCCAATCCCGTTCTTCGGCCCGTTCTTATCATAGTAGTAGCGGTCATTTGTGTATTTATCATTCCACGCAGTCGTCTGAATCTCATTCGCCGTGGTAACGACTTCACTAAACGAGACGGGGCGCCAATCATCGTCGACGGGCGCGGGTATAATATCATACGGGAGGTAATTATACGGCCAATTTGTATAATTGCTCCACTCATTTCGCAGGTTGACATCACTCCGCTGGAAGAACATCGCCCACGACGACACCATTCCCATTGAATTCTCAATCTTAACCTTCCTATTCCCCGTCACATCATTAAACGTCCAATCATAATATGATTTAATCAGGTATTTCTGTTGGTTCGCCGCGAACACCTTGGACTCATCATCCGAGAGAAAACAGTAGGTCGCCATCAGGTGGACGTCCGCATTCCAGTCCGTGCGAATGCTCGGGTATGAATTCAGAGATAAATCAATACTGGGAGGCGGGTATAAAAATCGCCACATTTGGTGAAGGGGGTTCGTGAAGTCGGGTTGGACGACGGGCCAATAATTGGCGGAGTCGCCTACATCACGAATGGTGAATAATTCCTTCACGGGGCGCAGTGTCACGTCAATCTGGAGTTGGTTATATTGGAGACACACGAGGGGGAACGCCATTTTGGAGGACAGTGTGAACCACGCGTTGATGGGAATGTATATCTTGCGCCCGCGAATAGAGGGTTCCGCGCCGGCGACATTGGTCGTGCGATAGGCATTCGGATACTGATTGAGGCGCGCGCCCGAACAACCTGGATTATATAATTCAGGAACGTGGCCGGTCATTTGATTGTATAGGTCGCGCTTGGTATTATCTAGGTCGCGCTCTACAATCGCCGCCAAATTGTGGCCGGTAAACCGCTGGAGAGTCATTCCACCGACGGAAATCACGATTTCTTTAATCATCTGAGTGCCGAGATTCTCAATCCAGCGGAATTCATAGGGCGCCCACATATCGCCCACATTTGCCGGAGGATGAATCGGGCTCCATATAGAGGGCAGTGTCACGCAGACATACGTATCCATCAATAGTTCCGCATATCTCGGCACATAAAATGTGAACTTGGACTCCTCCGTCATTCGCAATTTCTTCTGGCCGTCGAAATCAATTCTAAACTTTTGAAGACCGAAATTCGTATACTTAAGATAGGTGCTTTTGAAAAATGATTTTTTGGGGTTGCCGTTGAGAATCACATTTTGGTTGCCGGTGGCGACGAGATTTAATAAACCGCCGGTCATTTAGTATTTGTATTCTATCTTTGTATTATATCTTTGTATTCTATCTTTGTATTATATATTTATATAAAAATCTGCCTGATATATAACAATAGACAATGAAAGAAAATCAAATAGAATTCGTGTTTATAGGTGTCATTATATTAGTATTCGCAATATGGAAGATATCGGACCTCATTAAAGGGAGGTGTCGTCGTGGCGCGAGAATGGAAGGGTTTAAACAAGACGCTGATAAAAAGGAGGCGACAGTGACGGCGACGGCGACAGTGACGGCGGCGCCGCCGGCGGACGATATTCTCTCGCAGGTAACGACACTCATTAAAAAAGGGGCGGGTGTTGAACCGTTTCTGTTTTCTTCCGATGTATTATCCACTGAGAATTTTACAGTAGATACGACCGAAAATGAAATGACGGTCCATCAGCGGAAAAAGATAGCGCCCGTGCCCGCCGTCGCACCCGCCGCACCCGCCGCACCCGCACCCACTGGTAAAGAGGGTCTGGAGAACCCCGACGCAAATGTGAAAGAATTCATTGAAAAGAATATAACGTCCATCAACCCAGAAGACAGCCAAAGCCGATTCAAGTTGCGCGATTATTACATCAAGGCGGCGTATAACGCATTCAATCCCGATAAATTCAAGAACTCTACAGTCAGTATGGACGCGTGTCTCTACACTCTCGCGCGTGGTTGCCGATTCATTGATTTTGAGGTGTTTTCGGTAGATAACCAACCTGTTATCGCCGCTTCTTCCGTGAATTCATTTAATTATAAGGAGATGTATAACCATATTCCTGTATCTGACGCATTAGAGGTATTAGGCAGTTATGCGTTCTCGGGATCCAAATGCCCCAATCCAGGAGACCCCTTCATTATCCATATGCGAATGATGTCACGGAATATAACAATGTATGATAACCTTGCGAAAATCATAACACAGAGCAAGTCGGTCGCGCGAAACTTGCTTGGGCCGAAATACGGGCGCGAGTTTCAAACCAAAGATTTAGGAAATGAAAATCTCTCAGACTTCCGGGGGAAAGTCATTTTGATGGTGGATGGAACGAACCCGGTATACCGTAAAACAAAACTGTTTGAATTAATCAATATGAGCTCCAATACGATGTTCCTTTCCAAATATACCTATTTCGGAGTGAAAAATATTGGTGACCCGCAGGCATTTAAAGACGCGAATAAGAAGAATATGTGTTTGGTGGTTCCTGATAAAGGGGGGCGACCCATCAACGACGGGCATAATGGGCCTTTCACATGGGGATGCCAAATTGCCACGATGTGCTTTCAGGAGGAGGCGCGCGATGAGAAACTGAAAGCATATGAGGATAAATTTGCGTCGGTGGGGTATGCGTTCATTTTGAAACCGGCCGATTTGCGTTATGTCCCGATTACGATTGCGCCACCGAAACCACCCAATCCGAAGGCGTCTATGGAGGCACGACCTGCGGAGGCGGCGGGTGGGGTTAAGATTACCCTTTAATTTTGCGTTTCTCGTTGCGCCTTACCCTGCGGGTCGGCTCCACTCGCTCCGCAAAATTCCTTTACAATATTATTCGTCATACAAGAACACCCTGCGGGTCGGCTCCACTCGCTCCGCAAAATTCCTTTACAATATCATTCGTCATACAAGAACACTAGAGACGAAATTGACGACGACTGTCCGAGTGTTCGTCGCGAGTGGAGGCGGAGCCGCAACGAAGAGAAGAACACGAGCCACGAGAGTATTTTCTAATCATATGATAACTATCATCATATTATTTATTATTCATAATAAAAGTATTTGAATGTCACGGAAACACAAGCGCCGTGACGGCGGCGGCGACAACGACCTGTCCTATGAAGAAAAGGAGCTTGAAATCCTGCGTGATGCGGTAGATGTAATGGAAAAACGAAAGGGTTCTGCCATCATCCAAGACCCCAAAGTTAAGAAGATTATCTCCATCGTGGAAGATTTCATCGCGCGCAAAAAGCTCGTCTGTTATGGCGGGACTGCCATCAATAATATACTCCCAGAAGACGCCCAGTTTTATAACAAGGACATTGAACTCCCCGATTATGACTTTTATTCAGATAATGCTCTAGACGATGCGAAGGAGCTAGCGGATATATATTACAAGGCGGGATATGAAGATGTAGAAGCCAAATCCGGCGTCCATCACGGCACGTATAAGGTGTTCGTGAACTTCACGGGGATTGCGGACATAACCCAGATGGAACCTGCGCTATTTAAGGCAATCTCTCGCGACTCAATTATAAAAAAAGGAATCCGGTATGCTCCGCCCGACTTTCTTCGGATGGCAATGTATTTAGAGTTATCGCGCCCCGACGGCGACGTATCGCGTTGGGAGAAGGTCCAGAAACGCTTGACCTTATTGAACACTCATTACCCACTGAAAGGCTATCAATGCGATAAAATAGAATACCAGCGTGGATTTGAAGGGGCGACAAAGGCTAATACGGGGGAAGTTAGTATTTCAAGAACGCGGAAAAGGTCAATGACGGTTAAAAAGGGCGGTAGCGGTGCGACTCGTTCAGTAAAGGCGCTTAAGCGTAAGGCAATGAGCACCGTAATTCGCAAATATCATCATCTGGGTGCGTATTTGAAGCGATTGTATCACACCGTTCCTTCCCACGAAGAGACGATTGGAGATTTCAAATATACGGTAGATGAAGATAAACTTACACATCGGTATCGTTTAATTGCGACATACGAGAGATTACTTGGGGCGGATGATACCTTTGTATTATATTCTATGAAAGCGAGCGACATCGGCGCGACTGCGAGCCCGAGCAAGAGCAGGAGTGCGAGCCCGAGCAGGAGCAGGAGCCCGAGCAAGAGCAGGACTGCGAGCAGGAGCCCGAGCCCAGAATACTCAGTCCATAAATCCAATGTGTCCTATTCCAGCAACCAAGAGAAAGAACTCGCAGAGACCGATGTCTATAATATCGTCCGCGACGTATTCATTAAGAATCGCGCAGTCTTCTTCGGCGGCTATGCGAATATCCTCTATTCGCGATATATGCCAAAACACCGACGCCGTATCGTCCAGAAAATCCCCGATTTTGATATTCTCTCGGAAGAGCCCCGCGAATTATGTGAAGCCGTCGTCCGCGAACTCACCGCACATAAGTATACCGGCGTGAAATACACAAAGCACGCCGGCGTCGGCGAGGTCATTTCCGAACATTACGATATTCGTATCGGCGATGAAGTCATCGCTTTTTTGTATAAGCCTCTTGCGTGTCACAGTTATAACACAATACGGGTAAACGGCGACGCGGGTGCGGGTGCGGGTGCGGGCGAGTCTATCCGTATTGCGACGATTGATACAATGTTGAGTTTTTATTTGGCGTTTATTTACGCTGACCGCGTATACTACGACATCAACCGCATCCTCTGTATGTCGCAATTTCTCTTTGACGTCCAGCAACATAACCGCCTGAAGCAGAGTGGATTATTACGGCGTTTCAGTATCAATTGTTATGGGAAACAACCGACATTGGAGTCAATGCGATTTGAGAAGACGGAGAAATACGAAGAGTTGAAGGGGAAGCGTGATTCGCGTGAATTTGAGGAATGGTTCTTGCGGTATATTCCGTATGAACACGCGAGCACCGGAGCGAAGAAGGATGCGAAGGCGAATGAGGCGAAGAAGACGCGGAAGCGTAAACAAACATAATATCACCGCAACCCCTCTCCCAACTTATTGAATACTTTCATAATGACGAAAAACGTGCCAGCGAACATCGCGCTGGTTGCGGTGAGACCCATCATTTTGAAATTCCCGTCTTCGCCGAATAATGACGGCAGGAAGTGGAGCAGTTGTGCGCGGAAAACGGGCATCTGGAAGATGAAATACAGAACACCGATGAGAATCGGCATTTGAAAGTCGTAATAAATCGCTTCAAGGGTGTCTATTTGGTTAGACTGGCGCGCATTGGCGCGGACAATGCTTTCCATTGATGTGTGTTCTTTGATATAGTCGTGACCGCCGTCGCCCGCGAACTGGCCTGACCCGCCCCCGGGCGGTTGCGGAACATAATTGGGCCGCGACTGGTCATCGTGTGTGTATGAGTTGGGATTCATTGGAATATCTCTCGTAGGTATCATTGTCATCCCGTTGGCGCTGGCACGCTGGACACCTTGGAGGACTTCATTCATAACATTGCCGGGGATTTGTGTCGGTCCGTGTGATGACATTGGTTCGCCGCCTACATTGGGGGAGTAGATGAGTGGTGCGCCGCCGCCACCACCGCCGCCGCCGTAGTTTCCGGGCGTTTGGCTACTTAAAGGGAGGTCGTCAATACTGGTGGTGTCGCTCATACGAATATTACTAAATATATGTATATCAATATTGGTTGGGATACATATTGGACGCGATGGGCGAATATATTGGATGCGATGCGTGTTACGATTGGACACGTTTATAGGCGATAATTCCGAGCGGATATAAGCGATAATTCCGAGCGGAGTGAGCGAGTGGAGCCGCAGGCGCAACGAGCGCACGACGCGAGAGGCGAGATTTCAGTGCAAACTCACATCCTTCTTCCCCGCCTCGCATTTCACAGCCTTTGTCTTATATTCATAACACTTATCACCCAACTTATACGTATCCTTCTCTAAATCTTTGAGGGGTGGTGCGCGAAACGCAATACACGACCGGTCTTTACAGACCTTGCGAAACAGGGATGCGATACCCAGACCAAGCACGATAGACATAATAATACGACCAGTCTCGGTATGAAGCAGACGCTGAAAACCCATATTATTTGCGGGTGTTAAATAAGTATTCTAATATATAACAGATATAAATTAGAAATTGGATTCGGCTTCGCTACTGGACCGGTATCTTCTTCACCGCCCCCTTCGCACTCGCGCAGTTCACCTCCTTGGCGTTAAATGAAAAACAGTTGTCAGCGTGGTCTTTAAATTGGAAATTGCGGATATTGTCGGGGGTCGGGTAGACATAAATAACCTTCGGTTTCGGGACGGAAATATAGACATAAAATAGACCCACGGAGAGGCTTACGATGAAAATCGGAAGGGAAATGTGGTTGAAAATGTTAATCATTGGGGGGGTGATGACGATGACGAGGGTATTATATAATGTTGCGATAATAACGCGCTCATTGGCGCACTCCGCCCCCTGGCACCGGCTTCGGCGCGGCCACTGGTGCTATCGGTCCTATCGGTCCTATCGGACCTATCTGACCTACCGGCTGGCTCACGATCCGGTTATCCGCAATCCACATCGGCATAATCACCGGCATATAAAGCTCATTATAGCTATACCGCTTCTGTGAGAGATTGAACTCGCGGTCATTATACATCTCGACGAGCGCACCGTTGGCATTCTCCGTTGTCTCCACCTGCGAGTAAATATACTTCGTCTCTCGCATCTTCATATACGCCGGCTCAATATCCTGCTGATAAAGCACAAGAATATCATCAATGATGCTTCGGTTCTTCCATTCGGAGTCGCGGAACTCGGTCATATATTCCTTAATAAGGGCGACCTTCTCGGAAATTACGCGCGTCAGTGTATCCGTATCGGCGCGGATATCATCATTATCGGTTACGCTTAAATAATAGCTACGGAACTCCGCATACATTTTCAGTTGTTCTTGTAGTTTATGCTGGATCGCGTCAAACTGCTCCAGGAGCTCGTCCTCGCCGATGAACCTAAATAATAGATCCAACTTCATTCGGATGATTTCGTCCTTGGTTGCGCGGACTTCTTCCAGCGATTCATTCATCAATGTTTCTAAACTTATATACTTTCCGCGCGCAACTTCAATATGAAACCCGCACGGTTGAGAGATATTCCCGCAGATGGCCTTCAGTTTGCCGTCTACCTCGGTGAATACAGACCCGCCTTCCTGGCGACACACGACGCACGCAGGCTTAATCATTGCGAGGCGTTTGGCCTTTTGCTGGGAGGATAGTGATTTCCAGTTGATGATGGGGTCGTTCATTAGACGTTGGCGACGCTTTTCAAGCGCGGAATGGTATTTTTCCTTTAAGGAGTAATAGCCGTGGATGGCGTCGTTGATTTTCGCGCGCTCTTCTTCGGGGATGAGTTGGTAGGGGTAGACCATTGCGCGAAACTCATTGGGGTCGGCTGCGCGCTGTAGATGCTTTTTCAGGGCGTCTTCTTGCTTGCGCGTCATTTCAAGGAGGACGCGGGTTGCCTTTTTCAGGTTGTCGCGGGTGTCTTGGGTCTGTTTTTGCTGGGCGATACGAGACGCCGCTGCGCCGCCACCACCACCGCCGTATTGCGCGGTCCCGCGTTCTTGAATAGCCGCGTGTAAATCTTGGTATACAGATGGGTTGCTCATAATAATGATTGACGCGTATTTGTTATACTATACGTAGAAATATGCGAACGTATTTGCGACGACCGACCCGAACGGAACCAAATCCCATCCAATAATATAGGCGACGATGACCGAGCAGAACCCATCCAATAATATAGGCGACGATGACCGAGCAGAACCCATCCAATAATATGGGCGACGATGACCGAGCATAACCCATCCAATAATATAGGCGACGATGACCGAGCGGAGTGGCGAGTGGCGCCGTAGGCGGAACGAGTGAACGACGCGAGACGAGTGAACGACGCGAGACGAGTGAACGACGCGAGACGAGTGAACGACGCGAGACGATTCAATAGTCGTCTCCTGGCCCCTTCCACGCCGGTAAATTGGTGAGCATTCCCAGTCCATTCCCCGCAGGGTGAGTTCGCGCATCCATCGGTATGCCTTTACTTTGCGCATAATGTGTGGCGTTTACAATTTTGAGTTTTGAGAGAATGTATTCCTGCTGTGTCCGTTTCTTCGCCTCTACTTCTTCCGGTGTGGGTTTGCCTTTGTATCGCATGTATAAGAATACGCCTAAACATATACAGAACGCAATACTCATCGTGAAATTAAATGTTTGTGTGTGATAATAATCCTTGACTCGGTGACACTGCTCGAGAGATTTGCTTAAAAAATACCGGACACCTGGCTCGGTAAGTGAGGGGGCTGGCGCATTGTCGTTCATTATCGCTGCTTCTTCGCGGCTGTGCTTGCTACGCTTGCTTCGGTGATTCGCTGCTACGCTTGCTTCGCTTGCTACGCTTTCTATAATGGGAAAAAATAAGGGGAGAAAGCGAACGCGAGAGAATTGCTAGTATAATAATCCGTGTATTATGTAATTACTATGGCTGAATTAAGTTCATCGGTTGCGATATTCTTCTTCTTGGCGGTATTCGGCGCTTATTCATATTACAAATACACGAAAAATGGCGTCTTAAGCGGTGGAATCACCACGCTGTTTTTCCTCGTGCTCATCATCGGTGAATACTTCATCAATCTCGCAATGTCAAAGGATATTTGCGGGTTCGATCAGGAAAAGACGGCGCTCGTCGCCACCGTGTTGCCGTGGTTTATCGTTTTAGGTGTGTTAAAGGCCGCGCTCATCGTGTTTCCTGGTTGGCTCACACCGTTCAGCAATACCTTCGGATATATGTTCGTGTCGGCGGTCACGGACTTGAAAGACGTATTCAATGCGATTTTGACGCCGCAGTTTGATTTAGCACCAGAGGCGCAGAAGGGGTCGCCGCAAAAGGGCGGCGGCGGCGGCAGCGGCAGCGACGGAGGACTCCAGGATAGCGCGGATATACCTAAAGATGACATAAAAAATAAACGCGATATTGGGCGGGCTTTAGAACAAATCTATACCGACCAGTCTATTATCCTCAATGAACTCAGCTTGGATAATCTAGACCGATTCTGGGATAGTTTCAAGGAGTCGCGACTTATTAGGCCGTCAGCCAAAATAGAAGACTTGGAGAAAATCCGGAAATTCTTGATGATGAAGACGATTGTCGGCGAGTTTGTGTGGCTCGTGCTGTGTGGTTTGCTGGTTGTGAGTATCAGTTATAATTACTTACTGAATATGGGTTGCTCATTCACGCCAGAACAACAGAAGATACGCGCACAGGTGCTTAAGGAGAAGCAGGAAGCGGCGAAGAAGCTGGAGGCGGAGGAGAAGAATAAAGTGATGACGGTGACCGGTTAGTTCAAACGAAAATCGTTTCACCTCAATATTACACTCCCTCCGCATTCGCTACGGTCGTTTCATTTCGGTTCCACTCTTTTCGTTTTCACCCAGACTCGCGTCGTTCACTCGTTGCGCCTGCGGCTCCACTCGCTCCGCTTCCGCTCGTATCTCTCACAAGTTTTGTTGTGATTTATCAAATCCTAATAAAATAGAGGCGGGCTACGAGCGGAGCGGGATGGAGTGGAGCCGACGCGGCAGCGGAGGCGCAACGACTGTAGCGACGCGAGTCAGGGTGAAAACGAAGTGAGTGGAGCCGACGCGGCAGCGGAGGCGAAACGAACTTCGTTTGAACTACACGAGAATACGTGTGGCCGGTCTTGACACATAAAACACAAAGAGATATGAGAGAATTCCTAGCACAATTGCGATGAGCCATATTGGCAACACCGTCTTGCTAGCATATCCAATGCCAAATTCCCGTAAGCTGCCATCATCATTATAAATAAACGATGGATTGGCATACTGAACCAGCATAAATACGATGACATACAATAGAATCGCCGACCCTGCTAAATTATTTCGGATGAGGTTTTTGATTGAGTTCATATTGTATTGTATTGTATTGTATTGTATTGTATTGTATTGTAATAGCACTAGTATATTACAATATTACTTTTTATTCCTATTATTCCTATTATTCTTATTATTCTTATTATTATGTAATCAAACTATATAAGAATATTCTAATGAAGACAATACAGATACAACATCCGATGTTGGTGCTATTATTTTTATGTCTAGGTGTGATACCTCATGGGTCTTTTACAACCGACGCCGCCAAAATTTGTCGGTCTACTTCTATCCCATTTCATACTTGGGTGCAAATGGACTTTTCTTGCACACAAGCTACCAACTGCGGTAGTCGGACACCATTTACACAATGGAGAGATATTGGATATGAGAATGGAAAAGGAGGCAGTTTGAGAGACGAATCCACGAACCCAGGTGGTGTTTATAGATGCAGCTCCTGGTTTGTTGGGGAGTTGCAAGGTAGAGTCGCCCAAGCGGCTTCTGCGCGACAAGAACGTTCCGCCATCGCCGCATTAGTAAATGCCGGATGGAGCACTGCGCAATATGGTCTCATATCTGGCGGGCTTACATCAATTACTTGCAATCCGACTACTTGGTCTTGGCTACCACGAAATGGCCGTAATAACGTATGTTGGACATTTACTTGCGCTTATTCTACTTATCTATACCAAGTCCTTGGCATACGCCCGAATGTAGATGATAAATATGAAGTCACAATTCGTAATCAAGAAGAAATCCCACGAGAATGGACATGCAAACCAGAACAATACGGCACGGCCGACGGTTGTCAGTGTAACTGTGGTGCGTTTGACCCCGATTGTAATCCATTTGAGGCGGTATCACTCGACTGCCCTAATCGTGATGATATCTGTATTCCAGGGCTACAGAATAAGCCGTTTTGTGCATTGAGACACCAAGTTCTTAGCGAACGCAAGTTACTACAAATTCAGGCTGGAGTAGCCGTTCATCACCCCCAATTTTATTTCTCAAATGACACGGATATAGATGGCGCACCCTGGGGCAATTATAGCAATACATATACCCGAAGCACTGTACCCACAACATGGAGATGCAACCCCCTTTTTTATGGTTCTAAAGATGGATGTGATTGCGAATGTGGCGCGTGGGACCCCGATTGTGACACTGCGACATCTGCTGTGACGTCGTCGTCGTCGTCATCGTTCTCGGAAGCTACAGAGCAAAGAGTATTCAATTGCGACACCAGTAATAATGAGGTTCAATGTGTTATGTCCAAAACTACACCGTCGGAACCGGTTTGTTTGTATGACCGTATGGCTGTTGCTGCCGCCATTGAAGCAGGATACCCTTATCCAGACACTTCAATCACGCATGTTTCTACGACATCAATTATCGCTGCGTCTGTCGGTTCCACGATTGGAGCTGTCATTATTGTAAGTGTCATAACATATTTGATTATACATAAGAGACGTGTCACGCAACGAATGGCGCTTTTACAACCGTTGTAATACTTTATTCATCGCCTTCGTCGGCGTCGGCGTCGGCGTCGGCGTCTTCTTTCTTTGACTTCTTTTTCTTGGTTGCTTTTTTCTTCTTCTTCGGTTTCTCTTCTTCTTCGTCGTCGCCTTCGTCGGCTTCGCCGCCACCGCCAGTCACTTTTCGCATTGCTTTAAATATAGAAATCCAATGTTTGATAAGACACATTATATATGTCATTATTTTCTGCACTTTAGCACCCCCATCTTTTATTTCATCTGATTTTTTAAGTCGTTCAAGTAATTTTATAACCGTTTGACCACTTTTAATAATTTCATCTAGTGCTGATGTATTATATTTTGTAATAACTTCGTTTTTAGCAGTAGTTGTTGTTTTATCTAGAAACGTATTGTATATATAAGTTGTCGTAGTATAAATAGTTATCGCTGATACCATATCAGGATCGTCTCTTCCTTTTTTGACAACCTCTTTCACAATAGAAGATTCTTGAATAAATTTCCAATTTTCTTTAAATGTTTTATCCTCGGTGCGTTTACCCTCGATATCGCCCTTTTCAAATGGCCATTGTTTCTCCGCGACCGTTTCAATGTTCTTCATAACTTTTTCTAAACTCCCAACAAGGTCATCCTTGTCGAGTTTAATTGGTTTGAATCCCATCTTCGCGCACTCTTTGCTGCCTTTGCTGCCGTCGAATCCAAACCCTTCTCTCGCGCTCGCGCTTCCCTGCGTAAAGATAGTCCCCGCGACAACCACCACGAACGCCGCAAATATGGCAAGGTCACCTCGTTTGTAATACAAGTAAAGTAATATCGCCGAGAGAATAATATAAATAACCACTTTTTGATTCATGGTCTTTATATTATTCAAATACTAAAATCCCGCGGCGCCGCGGTCCTAGTCATCGCCTTCGTCGTCGTGTTGGTGGATATACGCGGTATCATCCTCCCCCGCGTCATCGTCCTCCGGAATACCCGAGGACATATCCAGTTCGTGCGCCTCTATTTCGGCTGCGGTCCGATCGGCTTCCAGAGCGTCCATAACATAAATCTCTCGGTTCATATCCGTGACATAGTCGCGTCGGCCAAGTTGTCGCTCCTTCTGAGCAATTTTCTCCATCTCGTCGCGCTCTTCATCATAATAGTCCTGGTCGTATATCACAACACCTGTCTGCGATGTTCCGCGGCTCCATATTCCCATCTTATGCGTCTTCATCATATTCTCCAGTTGACGTTCGCCCACCGACATTTCGCCAATCCGCGCGACAACCCCGTCCTTCTCCTTGTCTTTCACGCGGGTGAGTTTCTCCTTAATATTCGCAAGATTGAAGTTAATCGCCGCCTTGTCTTTTTCTATAATGCGGAGGTAGGTCACGAGGAGTTCGGAGACGCGTTGCCCGAGCGCCTTCTTGTCGCCAAGGAGAGTATCCATCTCCGAGAGAAGTTGACCTTTGTCGGCCGCAGCTGCGTCGGCGGAATACAGGCGCGAATGCGGGTCAATCTCGTCACGTCGTTCGTCTTCATCTTCGCGATGTGTAGCCGAGGCGAAGCCGGTGGAACCGGCGGACGCGGACCCGGCCGCGGACCCTTTCGCAGCGCCCTTGCCTTTCTTCACCGCCACCCGCGTCGGTTCCGTCTCATAGATGCTGATTGGCGTCTCCGCGACAAGTTTTACAAACGTCTGCATAAATGAAAGGAAATAGAAGAGATATAAATTGCGCACGATATTGCGGTCAAACACGGAATACATTGTGAAAATATTCTTGCGCGTTGAATGTGGCTCGCGTTCACCGAGTTCCTTAACGACATCCACTTCGCGCGCAACACCTGCGCCGGAGGAGCGACCCGGTGCCACCGACAACGCCGCCGCTGTGGCCGCAATCTTCGCATCCTTCTCTTCATCAAAGAAAATCTCCGCCATAAACGGTGTATTGTCTATCATAATTTTAATGTCACGGGCAATCTGGTCGGCGTATTGTAGGACTTCTTGAATGACACGGTCGTTGTAAAACGTTTTGAGAGATGTATAATGCGACGAAATGATGCCTTTGACATCCTTCATATGCGTCGGCGAGAACCCCCAATGCTTCGGGATATTCGTGTCATCAAAATCCACGCCATTTTTAATAATATTGGGGATGACGTCAATAAGACGTGTCAGCGTGTTTCGCATAAATTGGACGCTTTTCGCGGTGGTTTCGTCCGTGGCCGACATAAGCACAGTGCTGCTCTTGTTGATTTCAAATTCTAGGATTGTATCTACGACCCTCTCAATCTCTCGGAACTTCCCCTTGGTTTGCTTGCTGTTCTGCTGAATAAAACCCATTACCGTGGCGCGCATCTCCCGGTTCTTCGTTTGGAGATAGTTTTTGAGTTCGCGCATATCTTCTGTGTCTTCTTGGACGTATTTCTTCCCCGACTGAAGTAATGCGAGTATCAATTGACGCAGTTCATTCGGAATAATGGAGCGGTCTGTGTCTGCTTCCGCCGCCTTGCGTTCCAATGAGAGAATCGCATCTTGGAATCGCTGAAATTGCGTGTTCTCTTGGGGGCGAATGGCGGTCTTATACCCTGCGTCCCGCATTTTGTATTGATTCACCGCATTCAATAATCGTTCTAGACTGCTTGCGTCAAATATACTAGAATCCCGTTTCAGTTTGCGTATTTTATCGTCAATCATATCGGCCGGGTTCCAATCTTGGGGGCGCGGAGGGCAAATCTCTCGGAGGGCCGGATGTAAATACAATGCTACGGCGGTTGCGACGGGATTCGCGGTGCCGGCGGCGGCGCCTTCGGGGTCTCGGTCACGGTCACGCCCTTGCGCTGCCGCCGCCGCCGCCGCCTGATACTGCTGGTTCATCCGGCAGTAATGAATAAACGCACGATAAATCGTCTGTTCGTTGAATTCCGCTGGAATATTCGGATACTGGAACCGCGTATTTCGGTTATCCATAATAGTGGTCGCCCGCGTCATCACCGCCATATCTCTCGCCGTTTTCGTTAAGAATCCAATAATCCGGTTATGGTGATGGATATTTTGCTCGCGTTCCATAAAATAATCAACGACGCGGCTACTACGGCGGTCAACGGGCTCATTACAGCACGCATTTTCCAGGAAGGGCTCGCTCGCCATATTCAGCAGTAGTGGGCTGCTGTTTTTGACCACGTGGTGTATCATTTGCTGAATAGAAAGACTGAAATATTGGCATTTACTTTCAAGGACCGCGAGTTTATCGTGCTGGCCGTGATATCCGCGTTTCATATCCGTTATGAGTTGGTTCGTAAAATCCGCGGCAACGTTTTGCGGGGTCGGCATATTGTCAAGAGATTTCATCGGTGGCATAAAATTGGACCAGCGCAATATGGAGAGCTCTTCTGGGACGCCTTCGCCCGCCGCTGCGGCTGCGCCCGACCGCAGATAATCCCGCTTCGTTTGTAGCCGCTCCTTGATGGCGGGTTTGGTAATAATAAGGGTGTCAATAAGCGTCTTCAACTTGGCGAGAATATCGCCCTCCTTCTTAAATGATTTGAGTGTATTCCACGGCTCAATACTCGTCTTGATTTTATATGCGATACACGCAATATACATCATTCCGGAGACATCCCCGTCGCCGTCAATCGGGTATCCCGAAAAGGATCTCACACAACCCGCGTGCGTCTTCCGCGTCTTGGGGGTGGGTATCGCGCACTGTATTGCCACAGTGAGATACGACAATGTGAGAAGAAGAAGTGTCTGGAAGAAGGTGTCTTTATACGGCGGGAGATGTTTGCCCTTCTCTCGGAAGAGGCGTTCAGACTTCTCTCGGTATTTATCTTCCGAGGGCACCGATGTTTCCAGAAGTGCGAGGGTGCTCTGAATAATAAACTCGCGTTCGCCGTGTATGTCAATTCCCATATATCCGGTCATCGTGGTAATAACATTGTTGATAATGCGCGCATTGGGGCTGTCATATTTTTCCACGATACTGAGACCGTGGAGCCCGGCGCCCCCTGCTCCTGCTCCTGCTCCTGCGGACGCTGCCGCTGCCGCTGCCGCCGGTTTCGCGACTTTAAGCACGCCTTCGCCAAGGTCGGCTTCAATAATATCTCTCGTAATCAGCTTGAACCCCGCATCATCAAACCCTTCTTCGGTGATATGTTCTATCTTCTTTATCATTGCGCCGCTATATTTATCTACCCACGCCTCGCCATCGTCGCTAATTGTGCCGCGTTCTTTACAAATTGTGTCAATGACGACCGATAGTGCGTTGGCACTCCCCGACGCGGATTGAAGAAACGCCACCGCAATCGTCTCATAAAATGACGGCAGCAATTTGGCGTTGGATTTGATACAATATAACCAGTGGGGGTCTTCATCCATTATCTCGTTGGCTTTACGCGTGAAGCTCGTAATAAACTGCATGAGGTCATATTGCCGTTTCACGAAATCTGACTGTGCGATAATCTTGTCTTTGAGTGGCTCCATTGGCGAGATGATTGCGTCGTCAGCGTCGGCGTTGTCTGCGTCGCCTGCTGCGCCTGCTGCGCCTGCTGCGGGGGCGTGAAACCCCAGTTTGTATTTGCGGTCATTGTATTTATAAAACTCCTTATGCTGTATCTCCATAATCCGCGCGATGTTTTTCAGGTCGTATTCAAACTTCTTATTCACGAACTCCATAAAATTATCACGCGTCACTTGATATTTCACGTCAAATTCCGACTTCATTTTATCCAGGAACGCCTTCTTGATTGCGTCGGTGCCTTCTTTGCTAGTTATATGCGCAATTGCCGTCGTGCTGCCACCGCCGTCGCCGTCGCCGCCGCCGCCGATTTCAATGTCGCCGGCTTGTGCCATCATATTCCGCGTTGCCTCCACTGCCAACGGAATACAATCCCGGTCAACATTACAGAAGTAGTTTCGGTCGCTGCTTGGAATGATATCGGGGATGCTTGTATCGCGAACCCATTTTCCGTTGTCTCGTTTAAAATATAGGAATTTGGTTTCGGTGGTTCCTAGGTCGTCCTCATCGTGGACGGCGCTCCCTTGCGCGGGCTCCATGTACTCTTCCACTTCTACAACCGCATAATCCCCGTCGTTCACAGGACGCATACCCGGGCCAACCATTATCGCGTCTACCTCCTTCTTCGCTTCTTCATACGACATTTTCTTATTCTTGATGACTTCATCTACGAGAAACATTGAGAAATCGGCGGGGCTCATCGCGTCCTGCTGTTCGCGGTAAGAATCCAGGAATGCGTAATCCGTGGTGTCGTATTTCTTATCAAAAAATATCGGTTGTTCACTGTCATTGTCTTCTTGGATGGCCTCCTCATTTGGGTAGTTCTTCGCGAGGACAAGCCCGAACCGCTTGGGGCCGCCCTCCGATGCCGATGCCGATGAAGCCTCGCCGGCAGCAGCAGCAGCGCCGGCCCCTCCCCGCATCGCCCCAGCATTCCGTAATTGCTGGCTTTGCTCGCCCAGCACCAAATTAAAATCAAACGGCGTAATAAGCTCGGTGGTTGTAATCGCGACTGCGTCCATATATACCTTGGCGTAATCTATGGCAAGCATTCGCGAGAGAAGTTCGGATGACGACAGTAAACTTTCATTATATTCGGTTTGGTCGTTGATTCCCGTCGCATACGCCCGGCCTCGTTCTTGTTGTCGCTGGCGTTCGTCCGCGCCAGCACCCGCCGCCACCGCCGCCGCCGCCGCACCCCCCGACCGCACCTGATTGTCTTGGAATCCGTAGGCTTTAAATACATCCGCGTCCATCATTTTACCCGTAACAATCAGCTTGTATATCATTGACACGCCCATATAACGCACATTGTAATGAAATGCGCGCAATCTACCAAACTTCCGGTAATTCGTCGCATAATTCCGCTTATATTCTAGAACCCGCTCATACAGAAACGCGACAATTTCGTCGTATTGCTTGACATTAAGGTCTTCTTGATATACAAGAAACGGCTCAATAAAAGACAGAACATCCTGTAATGTAAGACGGCCGTGGATATATTGGCGCATCATTTCAAAAATATTACGGGTTTTCGGTAGTATAACCTCCAGAAACTTCCGGTATTTGTCACGTTCGTTCATCGGGGCGGAGACGGCACCGGCCGCAGGTTCCATTACGAACTGCTTGATTTCGTTCAGTAGCCCGTGCGCATTCAAGTCCAATGGGGTGGTCAGGTCGGTTATATCGTGGGTAGTGAGTGTCATCATTTGGCGCAACATATCCCAGTAATGGACGTGCTTGGTATTCAGGTCCGACTTATCCAATATATTGATACTGGGGAGTGCGATACGCGAATAATAGATAACCGGTTCGGGGAATGTCATAAACCCGGTGATATTCATACGGTCATTGGGGGTCATATTTGCTAACTCGGTGGTGCGTTTAAGAACAGCGGTAGTGACCGCGACGGAGGCGGCGGAGGCGGAGGCGGCATCGGATGACAGCGAAGACCGGACCTTTGAAAGACCCAAATTGTATTTTTGAATGACAAACCGACGTCGCTTAACCATCTCACCTTGAACAACTGATGAATAAAAATCGTCCAAATTGTCAATCACGGCGGTGATGTTCTCGGTCACTTGACGCGTGCTAATGACATCGTGTGTATATCGCGGGTCAGCGCTAGGCGTGAAATGGCGTGCCGAGAGATTTGACATATATTGTGCGTATGTAAGCGACCCATCATACCATTGACGCTGGAGCTCATTTTCAGCCTCTCGTTCTTCTTGAATCAATCGCGGGGCGATATCCATTTCAGCCGCAGTCCTATCGTCGATGGGAATGTCATAAATGACCTTGCGCGATTTCACGATGGGGATAATCCAGCGCAGGGCGTGGTCCATCTTCATCATTGATTCCACGAGAGGACGGTAAAGCGCGCCTTTCGGGGGCGGAATCGCGGGGTTCGCATTGGCGTCAAAACGCGAGAAGACGTGCCGGAGTTCGCGGAAACGGACGACCATTCGCTGTATATTCGCGAGCGTAGACCGGGTTTTTTCGGGTGCGGGGACATTAGATAATAGTGTATCCATGAGGTCGTCGCACTGTTTATCTAAATTGAAACGCCGGTTTTCATCGGGAATATCTACGGTCTGGACGAGAACACCCAATTCTTCGCCGACTTGGATTTGGTCAGCGTCAAGGAGGATGGCGCGCAATTTCTCTCGGAGAGCAGCGGGAGGAGGAGCGGTGGCGCCGGCGGAGGCGGAGGCGGAGGCGGAGGCGGATGAGGCCGAGGCCGATGCTGACAGGACCGTATATTCGGATTCCCCTGAAGGCTGTTCGGTGGCGTCTTCGCCCGCGGCACGCGCAAGTTGTCGTTGCCTACGGCGTTCGGCGAGAGGCGACAATTCATCGGGGCGGACCGCGTCCATACCCATTGTCAAAAATCCGGCCTCGGCGCCCTCCTCGCCAGCTGCCTCGCCGGCAGCAGAACCGAATGCCGACGGCGGTGCGCGAATCTTAATCTCTTCTATAGGTAGTTCTTCCGGAATACCCATATACCCAAAATTAATATATATCATTTCATCTTCGGGATATGTCCTGATTTCAATCATATCCTCTTCCAGGTTTGTAATCATACCGGTTATAATGGTGGGAATATCACCGCCGAACCGAATATCTACCCACGTAGATACGACTAAATTATTTTGTCTCGCATATCCTCTCTCGTCGGCGCGGCTTAACAATTCTATTGTGGTTATACTTTCATCGGTGAGTTTTCCCGTTGCGTCTAACTTTAGAATGGTCTTTCCGAGAGTATCGGTGTCTATGAGATTTATTCTGCGAGAGGAGAGGAACTCCACGAAAAATATGTGGTCGTGTATTTCTTGGTTTGTGGGCGCGATGACCTTTATAATATCACCGAGTTCAATAGACAGAGACACAACTTCCAGTGAGGGCGGCGGCATTCCTTCGCTCCCACTATATTCTGGTTCAGTATCCATTGGGGGCTAGTATATATCTACTAGTATATGTATATACTATTTTATGTCATTATATGACATTATATGTCATTATATGTCATTATATGTCATTATATGTCATTATATGTCATTATATGTCATTATACGATGGATAGACCATTCGTAAGTAAACCGATATAAAGATTATTACTGTGATAATGTAGTGTCTAATGTTTTCTATTTCAAAAACTGAATTTACCGATTTGCCGGCCTTTGTAGAGAAGGTGCGCGCGTTAAAAACCGTAGTGGCTACCGCCGTGGATGGCGGTGATGGCAGTGGCAGTGACATCGGAGTCCACGACCTTCGTGCTTGGTGTGCCGAGCGTGGGTTTCTTCTTCACTTTTCTAAAACTCCGTCGGGCGTATTTTATACCTTGAAATATGACCGTGCTAAACTCAACGAAGAACAATATGCGACAATTGGTCGGTTTCGGTCCGTTGTATTTGATAGCAACGGTAAGATTTGCTGCGTTGCGCCCCCCAAGATGTTGAAACTGACCGACGAGATGAATACGCTTCCGGTTAATTCCGCTGGAGGTCACCTTAATGCGGAGGAGATTGTGGAAGGTATTATGGTGAATCTGTTCTGGCATAGCAGCGGCGACGGCGGTTGGTATATCGCAACGAAGAGTTGTGTCGGTGAAGTATCATACGACCATATTATTGAGGCACTCGCGCAATCACAATTCCCTGATGCCGAGGCCACCGAACAGCCAGTGGCAGTGGCAGCGGCAGTGGCAGCGGCAGCGGCAGCGACATTCCAAAAATTAAATGTTCACGAAGTTCTGCGCCGCCGTATTTGCGACGTATTGAGTTTACTTCCCGGAACATTGGAGTCGCTTCCCAAGGAATACTGCTATTCACTTGTCATTCAACACCCAAAGAATCAAATCGTGAATGTTATTACAGTTCCAAAGTTGTATTTGGTGGCCGTGTATAAGTTATCCGATGCGGATGCGGATGCCGGAGAGGAGACGACCGCTATCCGTATTGACCGCGACATTTTCTCTGCGAATTTTGGAGGTAGCGTGTCGCATATGCCTTCCGGATTGTCGTGTATCGCCGCCGATGGGGGTGAAGGAGGAGAAGGAGAAGGAGACACCACGGCAGCAGCGACCTTCACACCTCATACCGTGGAAGACTATTGCCGGATGTATGCGTCGTTGGAAACCCGCAGCGTTTCATTGCCGGGTGTCGTATTCGTAGATAAGGATACTGGGTTCTGCTATAAGAAGCGTAATCCCAAATATGAGAATGTGAAGAAGCGCAAGGGTATGGAGCAAAAGTTAATGGCGCAGTATCTCCAGCTGCGCAAAGACCACGGGATTGACGAGTATTTGAAGTATCACCCGCAACATTCGCGGTCGTTTCGCCAGTTTCGCGACCGTCTTCACGATTATACCCAGCGACTATATGACGCGTATATCGCGCATTATGTAAAGAAGGACGCGAAGCCTCTTAAGGATTATGACCGCGAGCTAAAGACGCACATGTATAAGCTTCATTATGATGTATACCTCGCGACGTTGAAGGAAACCGGCGCGTTTGTCACGAAGCATACGGTGATTAATTATGTCAATGTGTTGGCGGTCGCACAGCAATTGGCGTGCTTGAATACTGGGGCGGTGGGCGTGGGAGCAGAGGGCGGTAAACCACCGATTCAGCGTAGCTCTTCTTCTTCTTCTTCTTACGCTGTAAGAGAAAATGCTGAAACTAGAAGTGGGTTCCGCAATCCTAGAACAGGACGTGGAGGTAGGATGGTCCCGTCTCTGAGTGTCCAAATCCCGGGTGATGAGACGACGGCGACGGCGACGGCGGGAGGGCGCGATTTGTTTGCCAGTCAGCAAATTAAAGGCGCAAAGGCGACGGGAAGTGTTAAGGTCCATAATCAGTTTGCTGGGCTTGATGTGGATTGAGGGGCGCGGTGATTGAGTGATATTGATAAAATTGATTGATTGATAATACTATAATACTATTATCAAACGAACGAACGACAATGACATCGCGAACTGGTGGTTCTCAACTACCTTCGCCGCCAACGCCACCATCCACACCATTCCCTGAAGATACATCCGAGTATTATGGGTGGTTTTCGGAGGCGCTACAGCAATTACGCGTTTCAAACCCGACCAGCCACAACTACGCTGGAAAAATAATCCAGGGACCGGCGTATACATACTGGACGCAGGGAGACAAGAAGGTGCTCGTGACGGAAATCACACATACGAGTATCCCGACCGCGCGTCAGGTCGCAAACGGCGATATATGTGTGGGACGTGTGGATAAATATTGGGGGAGGTCGTATACGAGGTTGGGGTAGATTTAGCCTAGCCTAGCCGGCGAAAAGGAGGGCGTGACGGTTTGAATGGCGAAGACAACGGAGTCGCGGTGGGAGAGGACTCGTCGTCAAATGATAAATTCTTGACAGTCAGGTCACCACCTTCTGGATTATCTAGTGTCGGCGCTAATGACCGGATAGTAGATGGCGTGAATACACTTCGTGAGTCTTTTTCATAACCTGATACTTTTTGCGGTGTGGTGAGTTCTGGCCGATTGACAGATGACGGCGAATTTACAAACGGTCCATTACGTAATGATATCGGGGCAATACGATCTAATGACGTAGATAAAGGAGACGAGAATGTATCGCGTGCGGGTTGTCCCGGCGTTTGCGTTATGTTTTCTTTTTGTCGTTTCTCCGCATCTTCCAAAGTCTGTAGTATTTTATTATATATGTCCAACGCTTTCTGGGCGTTTTGCTCGGTGCTAGAAAACTCATCTATCAATTTGGTTATACTCGCTTTTAGTGGGCCATCTACGGGAAAATCGGCGACACTTCTGTAATAACGTTCGCCTTTTAGGACCACTGCCTTTTGTTCGGGGGTTAGAACTTTACCGAATTTGGTGTTGAATTGGGTAAACAATGGTAGGACGTCGTGAAGAATGGATGTGCGTGCAGCGACGATAGGTGAGGATACTGCCGCGGCTGCGGCTCTTGCCGCCGTACGCAACATCCCACCGCGTTTTGTTTTCACGCGGCGCGTCATCTTTCGGTGTCGGCTGCGCCGTTTGGTTTTCTTGATATTGCGACGACTCTTCATGTTGCCGAGTGTTTTTATGCGTAATAACTAATATATCCCTAGATTATTTATTACAATGGAGTCTAAAACCGGATAGTTCCGCCGACCATACCGCCGACACTAGGACGGCCCGACCAGCCGCCGCCGACTTGGCCTTCAGCCCAAACATTTCGGTTGGGACCGCCGATGGTCACGCGACCAGTGCCACTATAGCCTTGGTTGTTGGCGTTGAATGAGCCGGAGAATCCGGCGGGGGAGGTGCGCGGATTAGTGAATTGAAGGGTTTGCATAGGAACGAACGGAGTAAACGAACGGAGTAAACGAACGGAGTAAACGAACGAACGAAGTGAGTTTCAAAGATCTTTTATGATACTAAAGGAGATATTTTTTTATATTATTTTCGGGAGGTGCGGCGGTGGCGGTTGGAGCGGCGACGGCGGAGGCGTTTGGTGCCGGATTTGCGCCGGAGGGGGCGGCGGGTTGTGTGTTTGGTTGATGCGCCACCTTGAGTATTGGCACCCTTTAAAGCATTTGAACTGGCTAGGGCAGCACGGGCATTGCTTTCAGCTTTCTCCTCACTACCGAAATTTTCATTTTCAACTTCTAGTTTTTTGATTGCCTTTTCTCTTACGAGCTCTAATCCTTTTAACCATACATCAAGAAGTTTATCATCCCGTGAAGCAAATGTATAATAATGGGGGTTTATTTCATCAGATTTAAAATGTTTTTTCGTTTGAAATTGTCTCCATCCTTGGCGTGGGTTGGTATAAAGAAGAGTTTTTTTAATAAGAGGTTTAATTCTTTCATTAACATTAAAAAGTGTATTTATTTGTTTTATTTTTTGCGTTGGTTTAAAGATATTGTAAAGATGAATATTAATACGAAAATTCTTTATAAATTTTTCGGCGAGAATATCAAGGTCATCAACAAAAGTGTGGCCAGCAGGCGCATGATTGACACAATTTTCCATATCCAAAAATAAATTATCTAATACACTAATCATTGCATCTTGCCTCGGTGTCATATGTTCGTCATCCATCGGCCTAAGAAATTATTGTATAATTTACACTAATAAAATAATTTAATAATTTAATATTTTAATATTTCACACAGTGTATATAAATATTCAACATATATTATTGTTGGGCTAATATCAACAATTTTAACGTATCATAGCAGATACCTATAGTTAAATGATTTGGAAAATTACATACACCTAAAAAATATAACAGAGAAAATAATGTTATATTATTTTTTTATTCAAAACAATCTCGCCTAGGCGTCTTGAAATGTCCTTGCGTCTCACTCGCACCGCCAATGCGTCGTCATTGGACCCCCCCCCCTCACCACAACTTCGCCTCCGCGTGCTGAAACGGCCGCGAATATTTCTCCACCACCAACGGTTCCGGAATAAACACCGCCATCCTGTCAAAGAATTTGACCTCGGGCAATTGCTTCAAATGGGGGACGACGGGTGCCTGCGGGTCTACCAGGTTTGTTGAATTAATACCGAATAATGCGGATTCAATATCCACCGAGTTCTGGGCGAAGTGTTCGCGGGACATCTTGGTGGGGAGGATGCCTACACTTTCAAACGCGAGGGCGGGGGTGAATGCCTTGCCGGCATAGCTGTTTTCAAACGCGACATAATTGCGCGCGAGGTTCTGGACGTTTTGCTCAATTTTAAAATCGGCGCGCGTATTCTTGTTTCGGGTGGATGCCATAATGGAATGGAATGGAATGGAATGGAATGTATTGTTATTATTATGTATTATTATTTATTGTCTAAATAATAATATTATATGTTTTGAATATGTTTTGTGTTATATCGGTATCATTTGTAAAATAAATTACTTGCGCGAACGAGTGCGCCTTTTGTTAGCACGTTTTTTGGATTTCACTTTAGTCTTGCGTTGTGCGCGCCGACGACCACCGTTTTTTGGAGGTTTTGCTTCTTCTAATCCCTTTGTATTTGATAACAATTCCTCAATAAATTTATCATTGTTAAAAATGCCACCGCCGCCACTAGAGGGTATCCAAATTCCTGTATATTTGCCATTGACATATTCCGGACTTACGAATTTCCACTCGTAAGTGTCAATTGCTTCATCTGGGTTTCCAGTATTATATTTAAAATTTTTCGGGTTAATATATCTTGGAGGTGGAGGGTATTGATATTTGCCCTTCAATAATTTAAGTATTTCATTACTAGTTTTATCTTTTAAATCACTATCCATTTTATTTAATATATATAAATACTTATACATTAAATAATTGCCTAAAACATCATCCGCAGACTTTCCTTAATTTCATCCCGGAGGGGGTGCGGGATTTCTTCCCCGTGCTTGGCGTGACGAAGGCATTTATGGAATAAGTCAAACAACTGGAATGAAAACATCATACAGAAAATCATCTCGCTGTTATCGGGTTCGGGGCAACTGTGACAGATGTCCACATTTTGGTGGTGGTGACCGCTAGGAGAGGGGGAATCGGGTGGGGAATCGGGTGGGGCGCAGGAGCCCGGCGCATTATACAGCGGATGCGATTCTATAATCTCTCGGATTCCGGGGACACGATTGTATCTGTCGTAAAGATAGTCTACCATTGCGGAAACAATATCCGGATGATATTCCTGGTCGGTTATACCAAATGCTTGAAGAAATTGGATTCGGAATAGCGTGTCTTGGTCGTCGGTGTCTTCAATCATTTTATAGGTGGGGACGATGTCGTATTGATAACCCGAGAGATCTATGTCGGTGGCGACGTTTACGACAGACTCAATCGGCAACTCATAAGGTTCAACAATACCCGCGTCCGCGATGTCGTTCGTATCAGGATTCATATCAGGATTCATATCAGGATTCATATAAAGTATTATATCTGTAAGACTTTATACTATTTCTTCTCGTCTCGCCTCAAGAACACCCTCCGCTGAAGCGCCGGGGTTCTTTCGGCTCGGTCATCTTCGCCGATTCAGAGGGAGATTTTGGCGATAGTGACCGAGTCGAGCGAAATCCCGGCGAAGACTGACCGAGCCGAGCGAATCCCGGCGCGTTAGCGGAGGGATGAAGCGAGGCGAGATTATTTGAAAAGATACTCCTGATCTCTCACCAACTCTCTCGACGGCACACCGCCGCGAATCCATCCATTGACCGCAGCACCTTCCACATAATTCGCCGGGTTGTTAATTGTGGACTTGAACTCCTCCTGAAGGGGGTAGTCGCCGTGCGCAGCATTCAGTTGTTCGGACAATTGAGTAATGCTCTTCTTGTTCGTATTCATATCGCCCTGAAGCATCTTGGACTCAAAATCCACATTTACGGCGCCGCGTCCTAAATAAGGGACGGTCTTGAAAGGGCGTTCCAGGAGACTCAATTTACACTTGGCGTGAGTATTAAGACTTCCGATAGAAAGCTCGGAATTGGTGTCAATATTACAGCCGCCGAATCCGGTCTGGTGGCCTCCCTTGTAGAAGACGTTGGGCTGGCTCGTCGCGAACTGGATAGGGCGCTCCATCTGGCAGTCCGTGGAGAAGAAGTTGTTGAGCGCATAATTGGCTGCGTTCATATTCTGGACATTGCGTTGCGAGAGATCGCCTGTATCGCACCCTATGCGCGACATATTGTCAAAGGTATAGCTATTAACATAGGCCATTGTTCGTTCGTTCGTTCGGTTGTTCCTTGTAATGTATGGATATAAATAAATAAATTATATATTTATGTATTTATGTATTTATGTATTTATGTAATGAGGACAGCTAAATAGATATACACGGAAATATTGCCCCGGTTATAGACTAGTGTCGTGGTTAAAAGACTACACGCAGGTTACTGCCCAACGACACCCCCCAAGCGCGAATTGATGCGTCCACACGCGAATTCATCCCCCTCCTTACACGACTTCATATCTCCATAACAGAATTTCGCGAATGCGCCCTGGTCGTTCGGGATGCGCGTATTCGCCACCGGATGGAATTGGCGCATTGACGACTCAAATACCGCATTATCACCTAAAGTTCCGAATAATTTGCCATATGTTTCTTCGGGAGTATGATTCGGTGGCTGGCCTGGGACATTGCTGCCTTGGTATACGACATTACTCGCGTTTGTGTCAAAACTGCCGCTTACGAAGCGTTTGGTGGACTCATTGATATCCGTCTCCACCGCGGGATTGAAAGAGGGTGCGGCATTTCGGCGATTAGGGTCGTCCGCGATTTCGGGGAGAAGAGGATTCATCATCGGGTTCTGGGTGGTCGGCGCCGTGAATTCATCCCGCATCAGTTCATACATTTCCGGCTTGTCAATATTATTCGCGAACCCTTCTTCCGTTTTCAGGACTTTCTTCGCTTGCGCCGTTTCCGTGCCGGCCTTCCCCTTGTGGACGAAATTATAAATCATAACGATGATTCCTAAAGTAATTCCGCCCAAAATAAAGAGCGAGAACGACGATGTAATCAGGTAGCCTAAAATTGTGGCGAGGATAACGAAACGGGTTATGGCATTCAGTTTGGCGGGGGGCTCCATCGTATTCTGCGGCCATATCTCGCGGATATAGTCCTTATTCATAAGAATGGCTGGATCTTCCATCCAGAATACTTGGTCTTTTGTCATTGCGCGATGTTATTTATAATGGATTTTGATAATATATAAGCTATTATACTCTTATATATTATTTGTTCGTCGTTTCTTCGTCCGCAGCTCCCGCGTTCGCGTCCGCTACTACCGAACAAACCCTAGACTGTGGTGGGGCCGTGGATGAACAAACAACGAACAAACCCTAGACTGTGGTGGGGCTATACTAGGGTTTGTTCTGGAACGGCGGACGCGACCGCGGGAGCCGTGGATGAACAAACAATGAACAAACCCTAGACTGTGGTGGACTGTAGTGAGGATATACTAGGGTTTGTTCATCCACGGCGGATACGACACTTAATCATTTTTTTGCTTCGTTTGGATCGAGTTTGCGCTAGGTCCTTGTGAAGAAGTAGCAGCAGATGCAGCAGGGGGCGCGGTTCGCGGCGTCTTCGCCGGCTTTTCACCCGACTGAAACACCGCTGTGGTCTGTCCGTTGGCCGGAAGGGGCGCCGCCGCCGCCGCTGATGCTGCCGCCGCCGCCGCTGCCGCCGCCTGCTTATCCTGAACTTTCTTCAGCAATCTCTCGCGCATCTGCGACTGTTTCATATTCTTATTCAATTGCGACTGCATCGCGCCAAAATTCACTTTGCCTCCGCCTGCGCCGCCACCCATCCCCGGCATATTCATCCCCATCTTGCTTAACATACTCGCCAGGTTATTCATCCCCGGCATACTCTTCATCTTTGACATCAGTTCGCTCGCCTCCTGCATTATCTCGCTCTCTTTAAGTTCTCCTGACTTCAGTTTGGAGTCCAATTTGGAACCGACGGATTTAATAATCCCTGAGAGTTTGCTCGGGTTTTTAAGCAGTTGCTGGAACACGCCCTTCATCGTCGTCTCGTTTTCCATATCTAAATTCAGGTCTGCGGCGGTCTCTTCGGCGATTTCCTTGGCGAGTTTCCCAATCTTCCCGTTTAAGATTCCCGAGAGATGCTCATGGATGGATCCTGCGTCGGGCATATTGGGTGGTGGGGTAGGGCCCGCCGCACCCGCCGCGCCAGAGAACGATTCATTCATAAAATCGGTTGCCTTCTTAAATGTCTCGTCCAGTCCTGCGGCGGTGGCGGCGGCGGCGGCGGATCCTTCGCCTGCTTCCGCATTCCCGAACATTGAACCCATCTCGCCTATGACTTCCTCCAGCTTGGTCTTCAGCTCGCTATCATCAATCGCCTCAAATAGCTTCGCAGTATCTCCGAAGGATCCCATATCCGAGAGATTATTTACAATAGAGAACAGAATGAGTTGGAGATACTTCCAAATGATGTCCTTGGTGTTTTCGGCGAGGTCCTCCGTCGCCCAAATTTCGCGGAAGTCCACGCCGGGGAGGAGCATACACACGGCGCTCGCCGTGCTATCTCCCGTGCTGCTGGCGAAAAGGGTTTCATTCTTATACAGAATATCAAAAAAACGGACTGGGTATACCTCCCGGCAGTGTGTATACAGTTCAATATACAGCTCATCCGGCATCGGTTTCATCTCGTGGGAGTATCCTAAATACTTGCCGAGTGTTTCGCGATACTCGGGGAATGAGCAGTCAATATCGCGCAGGAAGTCCAGAATAATGGTCTGAAACTCCGGGGAAATATCCGCAATGGTAACGGGCTTCTTCGCATCGGACGCGGACGCGGTTCCGGGCGCGGCCTTATTCTGATGTTTGTTGGCCTTCTTATGTTTGTTTCCACCCATTGAATCGTTGTAATATGAATGTATGTATAATTAAGATATCAAATATTTAAGTCAATTATACCGTGTGTTTTTCCAAGAAGTATTTTTGTGTAAAATTGAAAATATATTATAAGGAGATTACTTATAAGATATTGTATTGTATTGTATTGTATTGTAAAATGACAACCGAAGTTCAATCGCACGGATTCAAATGGGAAAAAGAACTTTGCGTCAATGTATACGGCGCTACAATGGACGAACTGAAAGGAATCAAATACACCAATAAAACGGACCTACCGGGCAAATTCAACCGTTTGGATGAAAATTGCGACATTTCCATCAAAACATCCGGTTCTCCGAATGCGGTATGTATGGCAGACTGTTTACGCGTATTTGACGCGGTATCCGGCGCCGGCGCCGCCGGCGGAACGCCGTTACATTTGACGGTAATTCATTATACGCAATGCGACGAAACACAGTGTAAAATTGTAACATCTATCGCTGAGGTTGACATCACAAATTCGCGAAATGAGCTATTCGGGCCGGTGACCACCCGCGCACAATTGGAGGAACTTGACGCCCTCGTAAAATCGGTTCCTAAAAAAAGAAGACCGACCATCGAAGAGCGCGCGAGTATGTATTCACTACGCGACGCATTACAAGCGCAATGTGGCGCGATACATCTGGACATCAAATGTGACAGTGGTTCGCAGCGACGACTTCAGTGTTCGTTCAATCAGTTTCAACAGTTTATGACTGAACACCCCGACCGGCTGGTTGAACGGAGCGAAACAAACGCATTTCGTGGCGGTGTCATATCATCACAGATAGTTTCTGGGAGACGGAAATTCAACAAGAAGACGTCGTCGGCGTCGTTGCCTCCGCATGAATAATCTGGTTCAGCACCACATTCACCTCTGATTTTGACAGACTTCGTGGACCCACTGTATTACTCGGAAATATGTGTTTGTTGATTTTTTCTATGATATCGGCGTGATGTGCGGGTGACACTGTGTCATTAAACCGAATGAAGTAATGCGATTGGGTGCTTCGGGTGGCGGTGTCAGTGTAACACTTCCCGGCGAGACCGCCTACCCGGCGTAGTGCGAACGTAGACGGAGACGGAGACGGAGTCGTCGCGGCGGCGGCAGCGGCGGCAGCAATATACTCAAACCCGATGGGCGCCACCTTTTCGTCTTTGGGTCGCTCGGTTGCCCTTTTCTCCCAGATTTGAAATACGCACGGAACGTCGTATTTGGCGCCACCATTTATGATGAACGCGTTCTTGTCAAGTTCTTCATTGAATACCAGATGGAAACGCGGATGAAACGCATTATACATACTCGGTTTCGTAAATGACTTCGGGAGAATAAACGCGATAATATTCGCAAACGAGCAGCTTTTTGTGATGAATGCCTTGGCGAGTGAAGATTGCCTCCCAAATGGGGGGTTGCCAAACACGATGATGCCCTTCTTTTTCGGGACCGCCGTGTCCGGATTCCAACTGAGATAGTCTTGTTGTATAATATCCGCGGTTTTGGGGTCAATGTCCAGGCCGATTTTTGTAAATTCTGGTGGTAGTTGGCGTAGAAATGCGCCTGTCCCCGCGGAGGGTTCAATCCAGAGGTAGTCGTATGGTGCGACCCCGTCGCCCACAGTGATAATCCATTGGACGCATTGCTTTGCGACGGTGTCGCTCGTATAAAACTGGTCGTGCGTATTGGTTCTGTGTTTACCTGTGTCTTGGTGTGTCATTACTATTGTTAGCGCTAGTTTACAATACCGGAATGTGTTTATTACGGTTCAATTTTACTGGCGAATCAATCATCCATTTACGTTACGCGCGCGGAATCTTCACACCAAGAACCGACTGGATTTTATTGACGTGGGTCGCATTATAGACGCAATTGCCGCCGCGCTCAATCTCCGCGATAATAGAGACGTCCATATTACATTTCTGCGCGAGTTCCTTTTGGGTGAGTTTCTTATCGCATCGCGTCTGGCGGATTGTATCGCTGGTGGCTTTGGCGATATACTTCGTCTTTTTGGGGATGTCGTCGGCGGCGGATGCGGTGGCAGAGGCAGCGGGTGCGGTGCCAACAGTAGCGGGGCGATTCTTACTCAATGACACCGGTGTCCAATCCTGACAGTCGGGTATTCTCACCCCCGCCGCATTTGTGTTGTTGTATTTACTTTTTGACATTACTACGCTAGTATTACGTTACTAATACATATATCTATACTGTTCCGTTTATATCACTATACATACACGTATACGTCTGCTGATACCGATATAGAACTATTCCGTGTCACTACTACAACGACACTTGTATGGCTTGGCTCCTCATCCTAAACTCAATATTCTTCGTCGCCACACTCACTGAATATCTCATCTGTATGAAGTATATCACAAACAACTACGACTACAAGAACGAATGGTTCAATGTCCTATTGAGTCTGATGTTTACCCCATTTTACAGCTGCTTTTTCATCCATAAATTCTCGTGGACTAAAATTAGGTCCTATATGGAGCCCGAACGCCGAAATGTGCTGAAATACCCCGTCATAACGGGCATCCTTTACACCATTGAGACCGTATTTGTGTTTTACGCGCTGAATACCGTTACATTGAGTTATTATACCATACTGCGGTCCGGATTCATTATTTTCAATATTCCGTGGTTCAAGTATTTACTGAAAAAACCGGTGACGCGACTTTATTATGCGAGTTGCGCATCGTTATTGGTGTCACACGTGATAGTGGCGACGCAGTATATATTTCAGTATCAAGACGGAGGCGGAGGCGGCAATGTGGTCCAAAATACCATCATTATATTGGTGTCGTGCGGTTTGAATTCCGCATACAATAATGTCATAGAGTATTCAATGTCGACGCACGGCGATATTATGACGAATATTGATTTCCAAATCGTGTTTCAGGCGACATATTTCGTGATTGCGGCTCCTTGGGCGGTAATATACACGGTGAAAAACGCGCCGCCATTCAACCCGTCCACGATGACAATGTATTTCTTCATCGCGTTTGGGCTACAGCTTTATATGTTCAATAAAATATACATTCTGAATAGTAAAAATAGCGCCATCCCCGCGAATATATTACTCAGCGGATTGGACCTCGTGCGTCGTGTGATTCAGCTCACCTACTCGTTCGTGTGTTTCAAAGAACCGTTTGATGCGACGATTGGCGTATCGCTCGTGTTTTTGGCGGCGTCTGGCGGGCTCTTATTGTATCAGTATATACGTGATTATCGGCTGGGGGTGAATCGCGACATAAACCGTCATCATCGGATGCTAGACGACGGTGTAGAAATGGAAAATGTATGATGGAGGTATAAGTAAAAGATGGCGAAATTCAGGAGGAAGAGCACTTCTGTCGCGAAAATGGGTGCGTCCTGGATGACCCCGATGACGGTGACGACCATAAAGAGGAATTGTGCGTAAAGGAGGATGCGGAGCGTATCGGCGGCGGTGTCGGTGCCGTCGGCGTAGTAGGTATGTCCCACCATAAACCCGACTATCGCGAAGAATGCCGTGGCTGCGAAGATGTAATGGGTTGAGTCGTGTTCGGGGATGAAAATAACGCCGAATATACCGATGAGGAGCGCGATGATGGCGAAGAGGGACCACCGTGAGTGTTGTGTGACACATCGTTGGTATTCGTAGGCTAGGGTGAACACCGCCATCAAGAGCATACACGCTGCGAT